GTTAGGAAATACCGTTATAGTTAATGGGAAATCCTTACAAATTCATTTTAATGGGTGGTATCCTCTTCAATACAAAAGAATTACATTGCAAAAAGAAAATAAACTTTGTGAAGATAAATATTTAATTCCTTTATTAGAGGCGAGTGATAACCACCTTCTTTATAAATGTCTTACTCATCATTACATATTATCGGATGAGCTAATGGATTATATTTATCAATTATTTAAACTATGGACTCTAGAACAATTATTAATCGGATACTAGATTTTTATCCAGCGTATCTTTTGATTCTCCATAAATACCTCTGCTTCTATTAATAAATTTAAAATATCTAACTTTACCAGAATCTTCTATTTCTACAAAATCATCCACAGTTGTTTTCCAAGTAAAAGGCGTTTTTTTACCGAAATATTCCTTTTCTCCTGTTAAATCTTTATTAAAGATATAAACAGTACCTAGATTAGAAATCCATTTCTTTTTAAGAAATAAACTAAGCTTAATATCAGGCGCAATATTATTAGTTATACTAAACTTTTTCAATTCTTCTGAAATTTTCAAAACTTCTTCCGAATGACCATTTTTTATTTCTTTATCTAATAATTTCTCTAGTTCTTGGACATATACCTTATTAATAGGCTCTGTTACTTTATTAATCGCTTTATTATATTTGGTCTGTAAAACAATAAAATCTTGAGAAAAGAGATTTAGCGTTAGTAAAAGTAAAATAGAAGTAATAATTGTTTTCATACTCCTATTATAACCTCATCTTTTCGATTGTCAACCGGAAAATGGTAAATATCTATTAGAAAGAAATTAAAATTATGTTTTCCTCCCTATTAAGCGCCTTCTCTGTATTATCTAATATCTCTAAAATCAAAGCGGCTGTTCAGGCCAGTTATGAAGTTATTGGTAAACTCATCGTTGTTCTACAAGTTGTGGACCAACAAATTACTGGAACGCCTGTTGCCAAAGAAGTAGATAAATATCTGCCTACTGCCATTGGTTCTCTCACCACGATCAAATCTCTTGCAGAAAAGTATGCACCTATCTTTGGTATTACTATTAGTGCTCCTGTAACCCCTGCTTCTGTTGGTATTGCTCCTGTAACTAATGCTCAAACCGTCCTTAGCACTGCTAATGATGCTCTCCTAGTGCATCTGTAATATTAACCAATTCCTAGACAAGTCGAAAAAGTCGATATAGAAATATATCGACTTTTTCTTTTATAAATAAAACCATGGGAAAGAAGCGAACTTTCAGAGAATTTAAACAAGGCATTTTTACTCCTAAGAATAAATCTAAATGTTTAAATAAAACTCTTCCCGTTTTTAGAAGTGGCTTAGAAAGTCAATTGATGGTTATTTTAGATTCTAATAGCAACGTAAAAAATTGGGGGTCAGAAAATATAATAATCCCATACCTTAAACCTACTACAAATAAAATACATAGATATTTTATGGATTTTTATGCAGAAATCCTAATTAAGGGAGAATTGAAGAAATTTATAATTGAAGTTAAACCCCATAAAGAGACTGTTCCAATTGTAGAAAGTGCTCGTATGAAGCCTAGTACTATCATTTATGCTAAAACTACTTTTGCTATTAATCAAGCAAAATGGAAAGCGGCAACTGAATATGCAAATAAAAAAGGATGGACTTTTTTAATTATCACGGAAAAGAACATTGATCAAATTTCCGGTAAATAAAAGATAGACAGTTCAAAACATTTTATCAAATGGCAACACAATACCACCGCAGAAAGTCAGGCATCAAGGGTAAAAAATATAAAAGCGATCTATTATTATCTGAACCGTTTCAATGGACGGAAAAACAGCAAGAAATAATTGATCTAATTAGAGAAGACTCCACCAAATCTGTCTTTATTGCAGGAAAACCGGGAACAGGTAAAACCCACTTATCCATATTTGCTGGATTACTTCTTCTTCAACAAAATGACATTGAAAAAGTCATTTATGTTAGAAGTATTGTTGAAGCCTCTCATAATCCAATGGGGTTCCTTCCAGGAACACTTTCTGATAAAGAAGCACCTTATATGGAAGTTCTTTATGATACGCTCGATCAAATTCTTACAGAAGAACAAACTAAGAATCTCTTTGCAGAAGGAAAACTAATGACTATTTCTACATCATTCATTCGGGGTAAAACCATGAAGAATGCATTGGTTATTGTTGATGAAGCACAAAATCTTGATCTTCATAGTTTAACGAGTCTAATTACTAGAATTGGAGAGAAATCAAAGATTATCTTTATCTATGATCCTAAACAATCAGATTTGAAGTCGAAAGCAATTCAACAAGATATTCTTAAATTTAATAAGATTTTCGATACAGAAAGAGCACAAAGTTTTGGTATCTATTGCAGACAATTCAGTGTCGAAGATATTAAGAGAAGTGAATTTTGTAAATTCGTGGTTGAAGAGATTGAAAAAATATGAAATGGCCCGATCATATAAAAGATTTTCTAATTCATTAATTCTTGTTGAACGACTTCTAGGGATATGGTTATCTTGACATAGAGTGGGAAATTCTATAGCAGGACCATTTCTTCTTGCTTCATTAATCCTATTTGCAGCTAATACTATGGCCGAATAGAAATCTTCATCAACTCTTCTTCTTGAAACGTCAAGAGTTGCACGACATTCTATTATTCACTACTCCTTGTAAATCTCCAGATAACGGATCATATACTCTTTGCCAATCTTGTGCTAATTCTGTTGCCCATCCAGTAGCTAACCTCCTAGAATGAGTTGCATTTTCTCTAATCGAAGAAGTACTATCACAAATCATATCATATGTACCATCGCTAATAAATCTATTCTTAATATTTGCCTTTGCTTCTTCTTCATCAAATGTAATACGTTTCTTCCCATCTTTTGCGGTTGCTTCTTTTGCTGCTCGTACAACATCATCAAAATATTGAACTTTCAATCCATGATAGAAGAAGTACCTAATTGGATTTTCCAATGTCATAATGCAAATAGGTTTCCAAAAAGGAACGGTAATTCTAACATGATGCGAAACACCAGGAAGAGTAAATTCCGTCTTTGTATTAAATTGAATCTTATAATGAGTATTTGCCCGCTGAGATAACCAGAAAATAATATTCTGAATAAATTTCAAAGATTTCTCATTATCATCTGTAAAAAAATCAAAATCACCGGGAATTTTATGCGGCTTTCTATTAGAAATAGCCATGGCAATTGATCCACCTACAGATAATCCTGCGCCTTTGGCATAATTAATAACAAGAGAGTTTTGGTTCACCCATTTATTATCAAGAGGTTTATAAAGTTCTTCTAAATTTGAAATGATGGTAGATTTAGCCATAATTAGTATTAATCGTTTGGAACATATGCGACAGGAAGAAAGAGAATCTTCCCATTATATACGTGGTCTGCTAAATATTGAGCGCAACTTTCTTGACTGTTACATTGCCAAGAAAAATTCTTATATTTCATAATTTTACCGTCTTCTGATAAACACCAATATCTATTAAGATAACAAATATATCCATCTTTCGGTGTAATCATTTTTTCAACAGTGAAGAATGTTAGTTTTGATTCGTCCATATCCAATTTTACCACAAATCCATCATCTGTCAAGCAAAAAAACCCCCGCAATTACGCATTATGAAGAGGCGGCGGGGGTATGATTTAATTATTTATAGAAGATTGCCACGTTGAACAACACAAATAGTTCGACATAGAATAAATATATTTATGGAAGAAATAACTAAACAAACTGTGTTAGAAAAAGCAAAATTATGTAAAACTAAGGGTGAATTTTCGAGAAGATTTGGTGGATTTTATAACTATGCCAAAGAAAATAATTTTCTACATGAATTCTATGACGATTTACAAGATACCAATACAAAATATACGTTAGATAGTCTTCAAGAAGAAGCACTGAAGTATAATACTAGGTATCAATTTAAATTAGAAGCGAGAAACATATATGAAGCGGCACGCAGATTAAAATTATTGGATACTGTCTGCGGTCATATGATACCTCTACGTATGTCATTTGGCCAAAAACTTTGTGAAAGCATTTTTAATAAACTCTTCGATATTAAAGGTATATATAATGATCGTTCTTCGATTCGTCCATTAGAATTGGATATATACTATCCATCATTAAAAATAGCAATAGAGTATCAAGGGACTCGATGGCATAATAGTCCTCATGCATTAAAAAATGATGAAATTAAACGTATTAAATGTTTAACCAATAATATATTATTGTTGTATATACATGAATCTAATAAATCACATGAAAATCAAATTCCCTATATTAAAAATCAAATTATAGAACTATTACCTAATATAAACACATTTTTATCTACGTCTTTTTCGAAACAAAATATAGATGAGATAATTGTGGATACTTCTAAAATATATGATAGTGTGTCGTTACACGCAGTTAAGAAGAAAATAGCCGAATATACTTCTTTAAAAGATTTTTCTCTGTTAGAACCAGGGATTTACAATACCATTCGCAAAATAAATCGTATGGATTTATTAGAGCATTTCAGGGAAAGAAAATATCCTTACAAATGGAGAGATATGACGGACGATGAGATTTTATTTTATATAAAGGATAAATTTCCTACCGGAATCTTAGGGAGAGAGGCGTCTGCATATGTAACTATTCTTAAACGAAGAAAATTAACAAAAAAATTTAAATCTCTATTTAAATAGAGATTTAAATTTTTTAATTTCAATTATTAAAGATTAAATTAATCTTTAATAAAGTGTTTAACAGCTTCAGGTAAAAGCTTCATATCATTAATATCTAGCTGAACTTTTCCACCAAAGTCATCTACAATATAGAAGAATTCTCCGATATGTTCAATAGATGCACAACAACTGCCAACTCTACATAATGCAACTTTCTCAGGGGTTTCTTGGCGAATAAATGGTGTAATCATAACAAAAGATATTTATCTTTCATCTATAATCATTTTCCACTTAATTGTTTAAATAATGCAGCTTTATCATACATTTCTTCCAATCCTGATAATACTGATTGCTCTGTAACAATCGAATCTCCGTTTTCATCAATATATTCTTTCAATGTAGCAATCTTATCTGATAAATCACCCATCAACGGAATCATTGGCGGCTGATCATTTACATCAAATAAAATACCATCGTGCTTCAAATACCCATCATACACTGCTTGAAAAATATAATCAATCTCTTCTCGATATGTTGCATCTAAATCCCGATTAACCTTTTCCTCTGTCAATAGAATATCCTCATTTAAAGGAAGCCAAAGAATAAGATCGTACATCTTAATAGTTTCTCGACAAATATTAATAGAAGTAGAGATAAAATCATCATCCAGCAACTTATCTTTTCCGCCTAGCCAAAGCGTATAAACTACATTATCTAGAATGGTTCGATCTGTTACTGTATATTTTTCAGAAGAGTTATCAATGGCATCATCACAAAGGAAATCGCGTAATTTCTTTTGAGTTTCTAGAGTGCCGTTTTGATTTAATTCATCACGATGTTCTGAGACATACTGACGATATTTTCCTTCAATTACTTTATAATTAGGCCAAATTTGTTTAATGGCTTGAACTAATGTGGTTTTTCCGTTGTTTTGTGTTCCGACAATTCCGATTCTCATGTTGTTATATTTATAAGTTTACTTAGTTTCAGTGAATTCAAAAGTAGAACGACGATCTTTGGTTCGATCTAAAGTGGAATAACTAACAAAGTTTTCTGAAAAAGAAGTTAATGCTGCGCCTACACCTTTACTAGTTGCATCATAATTAACCGTTGAACAACGACTAATACCGATACTTCCACCAGTAGAGAACGAATCAATATTTGCTCCAAGAAATACAAAGTCCCATGCATAAACATCTCGTTGATGTTGAATCATTTCCTTAAGTTTTTCACTAGTAAACTCTTTAGACCTATTATCTGCTCCATCAGTAATAGTTACAATAAGAACGCGATTAGGTCTTTCTTCTTCTGAAAGTTTACTAAGTCGTTCTCCCACTGCATTAATAGTTTTACCGAGAGAATCAATTAAGGCAGTCCATCCACGGGGAACTAAAGTTACATCAGAATCCTTCACTTCTGCCAAGGGTTTATTCTCAAATACTACTTCATATTGATCGTCAAAGAGATAATAAGAAATATTTGCTTCTTGTTTCAGTTCGCGCTGAGTTTGAATAAAGGAGATTAAGCCACCAATCATGTCTTTCGCGATTGTTTGCATGCTTCCACTTCTGTCTACGAGAATGTTAATGTCTGTGATGTTTTTCATTGAGAGCTAAGTTAAACTATTGTTATATCAGAATCAAGTTATTTCTCTTCTTCTTTTGGTTTATAAAATTTAAACTTTACTCTTTTATCAATCTTAGGAATTTCGGGCTTCTCTGCTTTTTTCTTATTCGGTTTATGTTTACCGAAATTAAATGTTGCATTTAATAACCAATCAACATCAGGTTTATTAGCAGGAACAACCACAAATGCACCATGAAAATCTTCATGAGCAATCGTCAATTTATGCTTATCAATAACTTTTAAAATATCTTTAAAGAAATCGCTTACTTCTTTATTACTTTCATATTTTCTTGTTTCCGCATTGAATCTGTCAAAATTAGTTTGCATTTCTTTTACTTATTTTAACAAATTCGGAATGACTCATAGAAGCTTTATTCTCTTCCAATTCATCTTTTTCTTCTTGCGTTAATTCCTTCGGTTTACGAAAAATCAAATCATAATTATTATAATATGCTTGATTGTTTGCGCCTTTTCTCGGTTTTGACCCTTTGCCGTTCATATTATTATCTTACTATAAACGAAGAGAAATGTCAAGAGATGGTTTGACATGATGATGAATTATGTTATAATATGAATATATCATGAACGATAAACCATATAAAATTAACCGAAACGATTATAAAAACATATATCTGTGTTCAGATTTACATTTGTTTCATAATCGTCCTTGGATTGTCCAAGCAAGAGGATTCAACACTATTCAAGAACACGATAAATGGATTCTCGATCAATTATATTCGCTAACAGAAGATGATTTATTGATTAATCTCGGTGATTTCACTCTAATGTCTTCTGTGGAAGATACCGAAGAGATTATTAATAATATTAAGGCAAGACATCTATTAATTTGGGGAAATCATTGTTCTTTTACTTCTAAAATTTATTATCAAGCCTTACATAAGTTTTGGCATGAATTAGGAGTAACAGAAGAACTTTCTCCTGTAGTTGATACAAGGAAACGTTTCATTGAACTATATCCTTTATCTATTTTTGAAAAAGGAGAAGAAGTGGGTATTGTTCATCCTTCTGAAAAGCTGGACAGAAAAATGCAACATAATATCACTTTTATGGGGGAATCTGCTACTTTTAATATTGGAAATAGTCATTATTATTGTCGCCATATTGCCCCTTTACTATGGGATAAAATGGGCTTTATTGATTCGCTGGTCGGTCATTCTCATTCAAATCTTGCTAATGCTCAACCAGAAGATACACAAGGTAGAATTCTAGATGTTGGTGTTGATAATGCAAAGAAATATAACGGAACATGCTTCTTCACCATCGAAGAAATTAATGAAATTATGAAACATAAAATTAGTCTAAAATTGGATCATCATTAAAAATGAACACTTGGCTTCCAGTAACAGGACGATTAGAAATCGAAAACGGAAACATTCGGATTAAACTTCCGAATGATTTCGTTGGTTATTATAAACAATTCGTTGATAAAGAATATAAAATATTCTCTAATTTTCCTATGCATAATTCCCATGTTACGATAGTCAATTCTAAGCTTCATACTAAGGTATTCGATGAAAGTTTTGATGAAGTATGGAGATTATACGGCAAAATACCATTAACTTTAGAATATGATCCTTTTATTAAAATGGGCGGATTTACTAAGAATTTCCGTAATTGGTATGTAATTGTTCGAGGAGAAATACTAGACGATATTGCTCGAATTTGTAATATTCCGCCTCCTGATAAAAATTTTCACGCTACGATAGCCAATTCCAAAGGAGGAGTTAAACCTTATATATGGATGAAATAAAACATGAATAATAAACCTATAATTTACTTAGAAAAAGATTTGTTTACCGAGGATGAACGACAAGATACTTCTTCTATCATTTCTCAATATTTCGATATTCGAGAAATTGATATGATGAGCATTGTAAGTTCTCGCATTAATCCTGTTAGCATTCGACATGCCTTATTTGGTCGTTATTCTTTAAATATTGCCAAATATATTGGAAAGAAGTTTAAAGAATTTGATGCATTAAATTGGCTTCCTGCTCTTCGTAACTACACCTTATCTCCGAAAAACACTTATTTCAACGATTTGAAATTCTTCATTGATCATTACAGTGCCTTTGATTTTCCGTTATTCCTTCGTCCTACTAATGGATTTAAAACCTTTTCAGGACAAGTCTTTCCGTCTAAGGATAAACTGATTGAAGAATATAATTTTATTCAAAAGAATAAGAATATTGATGGAACTGTCATGTGTATGAGTTCTCCAGTTAAAAAGATCAATAAGGAATGGAGAACTATTTTTATCAATAATCAATATTGTTCAGGTAGTCAATATATGGTTAATGATGAATTAGTTATTTCATCGGAAGTTCCAGAACATGTTATTTGGTTTGCTAAAGAAATCGCTAAACATGCTTATTTTCAAAATATATCAAACTTTTGTGTTGATGTTTGTGAAAGTCGTGGTAGTTTATACTTGCTTGAAATTAACAGCTTTGAATGTAGTTCATTTTATGGCGCAGATTTGAACAAAATTTACCAAACTTGGAAAGACACTTATAATGAATAAACCCGATTATCCTATTCACAATAATATACTTTTCTTCTTCCGTGGAATTTTCAGCCAATGGTACGGAGGATTTAAAGGACAAGAACATAAACTAGATATTCCTCGATTATTCTTCCCTGATATTAAACGATATTCATATCTAGATGGTTTAGATATTACTAGTAATATTTCCTTCAATTGCTGTGAACAAGCGATGATGTATTATAAAGCATGTTTATTCAATGACTATGAGACTGCTGATAAAATCCTGAAAGAGAAACATCCAAAAGAACAAAAACGATTAGGTAGAATGGTCAAAAACTATAATGAAGAAGTTTGGGCTAAACAACGCTTTGCTGCTGTTCGTCGTATTAATAAATTTAAATATCAGCAAAATCCAGAGTTGAAAAACTTTCTACTATCTACGGGACATTTAATACTTTGCGAAGCAAATCCCGTTGATCCAATATGGTCTTGCGGTCTATCTGCGGATAATCCCCTTGCTCATGATGTTTCTACATGGCAAGGTCAGAACCTATTAGGACGGGTATTAATGAGTGTTAGAGAGGATTTAAACAATGAGTAAAATACTGTATTGTTTATGTTCGCCTGCTGG